CTCCAACCGAGAACATTCACAGTCTCGTCTACTAGAATAGAAAGGATGCAAGACTCGGTGGAATTATTTACCAAGGCATAAATCATGCCTTTTGATTTATCCAATGCGAGGCTCGTGAATAGCGCTGTTACGAAATTAGTTATTAATGAGCTTTCAATTCTTTCCCCTAAAATAGTTAGGTCTTTTGAAATAACTGATCCATTGTTGAAAGAATATTTTAATTGCCTTAAATGTTTCCCATCCCGACTAATATGAATAACTGAATTATCAACCGCTATTGGCTGAACGTATGATGAACCAATATTTGATTCTGGATTTATACTAAAACTGGTCTTAGAAAGAGCAGAATTGGCCCCTGATATTGAGAACTCAGCACCTACTGATCCTGCGTATAAAGTTCTAGTGGCCATAAGCCATTCAATTTTATTAATCTCGTTTGATGCTATTTGGAATGCAAACGGGTCGGAGTCTACTGCTGGCCCAAAGTAATTGGCACCGGAGCCATCTGTCGCTAAATCTTGTGCAAGTTTCTTCTCCATGAACATTGATAAGTTCGCCGTCTGTGAACCCCAAAATGTATCAGGTTGATCTATTGTTGAGCCTAGAATAAGTCTTTGCTCGAAGAATGAAGATACCGCAGGGAAGCCCCATTTTGAGTTCCATGCAGAAATTTCCCATAGTTTAGTAGCGGTAACTGGAGTATTTATATGTATTGTCACATTAACGACTGTGGGACTAATATATTCAGTTATCAACATAACACCAGTAGTTGCTGCTGTTAACTTTAACCAAGAACCAACTATTCCTAATGAAAAATAAGCTTGAGAACTAGTGACTGTAGTATTGCCTGATACGGCACCCGCTGTCATTGTTATTTGCGTTGAATTAAGATCTCTGAATGGCTGAGACATTTCAGAAAAATGGCCAGATAGATTGTGATTTTTTGTCGAAAGAGATGGCCCTGAGACATTATTGGATAAATTATTATTTCCAGCAAATGTCAAAGCGCCAGAAGAAGGGGCTACATAAGAAGCAAAGTTAAGATACCATAACGGAGCGCCCGTTGTGTCCCTGAGTGAAATAAACAAAGGAGGAACAACTCTTGACTCGAAAGTCAGTACCATTAGTGTCCCCGATTGAGTGTATTGTATTTTTTGAATATCTGTATTATATGGAAGATAATCAGTGCTCAATACAGAGCTATTGGAACCGTGGGAATAGGCAAGCCCAGTGAATGCCTGTGCTTTATAAAATTGAATCCTTATTTTTGTTTGTAATTTTAAAACCGCCACAATGTACTGCTCATCACCCGACAACTTATAAGGAATTATTTTAATATCAGTGATTAATTCAGTTGGGCCATATTCACCTATATGTGCAAGGTCATGACTGGGACTAAAGTGAAACTTACTCCCATTTCTCCGCTGGAAACCGCCACCCTTCATAGGAAAGGCATTAAGGCACTCAGCTAACCCATCTTTATACTGATCGAGCGAAGGTCTGCCGTGGAGCAATTCACTTATCTCGCCTGCTGTAAAAGAATCTTGGTTATTTATGAAGCGTCCCATTAGTACCTCGACAAGGAAAAGTAATCCACTTGATGAGGCTCTTGTGTTGACTCGTAGCCATTTTTAAATTTAGCATCTGCTAGTGCCTCTTTGAATTCCTTCATCAAGGAATCAGCTAGTTCTTTGCTTTGGACTATATCGTAGGCGCAATCAGCAGCCAAAAGAAGTGCGAAACACTCAGCGAAATCATCTGTAAAAAGAGAAGCATCGGTTAAATTATAAGTAAACATAATATAACACTCGGTCTCGTTAGTTAGGAGCTTCCCTGACTCAAGCCTGTGGTCAATGTTCCTCAAACCATCAGCATCGCTTGTTACTTTATGGATAGTATTATAATCAGAAGGGAGAGTCATTTGAGAATCAAACCCAAACTCAGGAGTAACGTCCTGTGGGGTAATAGTATGAGTCCCTGTTCCTTGAGCGGTAATATCAATAACCGTACTCGCCAAAGCATTGCTAAGAGAAGTAGCGAGCGCAAAAGTGTCCACTGTTAATTTAATGATATAATAATTAGTTAATAGCGCCAACCCAGTAGGAACGGTGCCATCTGTTGATATTTGAATTTTCAACCCAGTTGGGTAGCCATGCTTTGAAGCAATAAAGGAGTCATTTGCAACAATAACATTACCGAATTCGATATTGCTAACCGCAACCGATAGTTTGACTCTCTTCATTGCGAATGACCAAGGATGGTGGCGGATGAGTCGTTTTCTTATTTTTGCAAATTGTTCAGAAATGGTTATTCCACGTTTAGTTGTGGCGTCTGGAAATACGGAAATTTTCTCTTGACCAAGCTTTATTAAAGCCGAATTAGCGATATCTAGGTCTATGGCCATTAAAAACCCCTACAAAAAGAAAGTTGTATTCCTAATTATAGGGGCTAGTATTTAATTAATCAAGAACATACTCTACCATGATTTGAATCAACCCAGTTGACCCAGTTGCATTGATCGTAGCGAATATCTGAACTTCTTCTGAAAATTTGGATCCAAATTTGGCTCCAACTTTAGAAGAAAGTTGCAAGATCCCTGCTGAAACCAAAGAAAAAGCTGCGCCTAGAGAGTCTACATCAGCAGCTTCTCCACCTGGTGCGCTTACTTGGTTCCCGATATCAACGGTACAAGATCCACCTTGAGCTGCGGACTTAATCCACCCACCCACGATTCTTGCTCCTGCTGGAATTTTCCCCAAAAGGATAGTGTCAGCAGATGCTAAATTGGCCAGTGGTTGATACTCGTTGTAGTTCCAACGAGATTTTCCACTAACTTCTCCAGCGTCGATTGGTAATAAAGGCTTCGAGTTAGCCTTTACATAATTTGAACTCTTAAATTCAGCCATAAAAATCTCCTATTTGTTAAACATTAATTAAGCACTAATTAAGCAACTTCTGCGCAAATAACTTCAACTACTTTAGCTTCTTCCATTCTAGTTGCGCCCATGTTCATGCAGTAATAAACTTGCATATTGTACGATAGGTCTGCTCTCTCGCTGATTCTTGACTTAGTTTCTTTCTTGATAGCAAGAAGAATACCATCATGGCACCAAGCAATACACTTGCGGGCATTGTTTGAAGCTATTGTGATAGTTCCCGTTCCTGATCCGAAAGCTCCATTGTTTACATTGTAAGTCACATCATCTGTTGCCTTAGCAAGTCTCTCGATTTGAATAAATTCAAACCCCATGAAAGTGTTAATCTCACCTTGAACCAATGTTTTAATGATGTTGTAGTCAGAGCTAGTTACTTCTGTTTGAGCTAAAAGGCTCATGATTTGACTAGCTGAACAAGCAAGAAATTTCTTCATGCTATTATCAACTTCATTGGCCATAAACTTCTCTTTTACTTTACGAAGAGTTTTAACATTCAAGTTTACTCCTGTAGTAGTTGATCCGTCATGCGCTACAACTTTTTGGCTACTTGGGAAAGCAACAGTTGTCGCTCCTGCTCTTCCAGAAAAAGCATAACCTAAAGCCTCAGCAATGATGATATCGTCAATCTGGCGACCAAATTTCATGGCCATTATTTTAGCGTACTGAGAAGTCGGGTCATGAATCATTGACAGTGTATCTAGATCGTCAACAAGGATATTATCCTCATACTCGTCACCAGTTACTTTACGTCTTGAATGATCTACAGAAGAAACCGGAGTCGCTGAATGACGACCTGTTTTCTTTGTAGGAGCTGATCCTGCGGCGTATCGGTCATAATAACCAGACTCACCTTTAAGTGGCTCGTTTCTTACTAATGGCTTTAAACGAGATTCTTTTTGTTGTGACAAGTGGAACACGTTTGCGCTGTACTGATCTACTTTTGATTGGTCAATAGTTTCGTTTGACATAAAATCCTCCAAATAAGTTTAGGTAACAAAATGTTAATGTGTTTTTTTTGATTATCCGATTTTAAGCGGGTCTTGAATGTGATCTAGATAGGATTCGAGAAGAGTTGTCCTACATTGGTACTATACTCTATGATATGACAGTGAGTCAAGTCCCTTTTTACGAAGACTTGACTTTTTAGACTTTTTAGACTTTTTTCCAGTTTCTTAATTCTACAGCGTAATTAACCAATCTCTCGTGATCTGGATGATCCTTATCAAAATAAGCAGGATTCGACATTATCCCATTAAGCTCTTTATCGGCAGCCATTGGGGTTAGTGCGTTAGAAGTAGCTCCACCTAGATCATTTTGATCCTCTGATAAACTCTCCCCTACTTTTGCAAATAACCTGGCCAATTTAGTGTTTGTGTCTAGCCCTGACTCTT